GACCGCGTTCGTGGCCAGACCCGGACACAAGTTCGTGATCGTTGACTTCAGCGCGATCGAGGCCCGTGTCGTGGCTTGGCTGGCTTGGTGCCAGTGGCGAATCGATGTGTTCAATACACACGGCAAAATCTATGAGGCGTCGGCAGAGCAAATGTTCAAGCTGCCGCCGGGTAGCGTAGACAAGAAGTCGCCCTACCGTTTTAAAGGCAAGGTTGCAGAGCTGGCGCTGGGATACCAAGGCGGAGCCGGTGCATTGAAGACCATGGGCGCACTGGACATGGGCCTGACAGAGGATGAGCTGGAGCCGATCAAGGTTGCATGGCGAGAGGCGAACCCCGAGGTCGTGCAGTTCTGGTACGACTGCGAGGGCGCGGCCAAGGAAGCCGTCAGCCGCAAGGCCAGTGTTGATGTGACCATTGCCGGTGGCCGCAGCAAGCTGACGTTTATCTGGGAGTCTGGCTTCTTGTTCATCGGCCTGCCATCAGGTCGCCGCCTTGCCTACGTCAAGCCGCGTATCGAGGCGGAAGACCTGTACCGGGAGAAGGCCGACGGTAGCAAGTTCCAGATCGCACGCGCCGGGTCCTTGACCTATGAGGGGCTGGACCAGAAGACGAAGCAGTGGACACGCGTGCCTACCTACGGCGGCAAGCTGGTGGAAAACATTACCCAAGCGATTGCCAGAGACCTGCTGGCCGAGTCCATGCTGGCGCTAGATGACGAAGGCTTCAGCCTGCTGACCACGGTCCACGATGAGATCGTGGCAGAGGAACTGATCGACGGTCCGCGTGACGTGCATTTGGCAGAGCAGATCATGGGCAGACCGATCCCATGGGCGGAGGGCCTGCCTCTGCGGGGCGATGGGTTCGAGACACCGTATTACATGAAGGAGATCGACTGATGTCAGCGAACGATCAGCAAGTAGGCGGCACACATTACCTGCGTGCCATACAACCGTGGGACTTCATTGCCGCCAACGGTATTGGATTCTTTGAAGGTAACGTCATCAAGTACGTAACACGCTGGCGCGACAAGGCCGGCGTTGATGACCTGAAAAAAGCAAGACACTATCTTGACAAACTAATAGAGCTGGAAGAAAACAAATGACGATCAAGACCTTGGGCGTAGAAGAGATGGCCGTGCTGTTGCGTCGAGCGGTTGAAACAATCCGTTCTGATGCAAGCCGTCGGCCAGAGACACTGCCGCCGAGGATCATCATCCCCGGCACCAGCAAACTGCTCTGGCTGGAGGAGGACGTAATCGAATGGATGAAGGACCATCGAGATGATTAAATTCCTGCTTGCCTTTTTGTTAGCCGTGCCAGCTTATGCCGGCGTCATCCTTAAAGAAACGTCGCATCAGAATAGGTGGTGGGTATATCATGACGGGCTTATTGAAATCATTCTGACTAACAAGCAAGCAGACTGGTGCCGTGGGAAATACTATCTGTATGTGATTGCCGGCAATCAAAAAATTGACGGATGCTGGGAAGAGCAAGACTCTCTGGTGCATATTAAGTACGACAGCGGATATGCGTTTATTGTGAAAGCGCACAAGTTTGTCGAGACAAAAATGCAAGAGGGTTCGACTATTAAAGTAAAGGATTGAAGTGACTGAATTTTTACAAGTAACAACGGACGCGTTATGGTTTCGTGATCCAGAAACCGATCCGCCGCCGCGCAATACCAGCCTCTTGCTGTTGAACCCCGGCGGTGTATTGATCGTAGGTACGTGGTCAGATGACTGTTTGGGCTGGTGCCCGAAACCGAAAATACCTGAAAGCATAAAGAAAAGAATGTCGGAGAAGAGGAGATGAAATGCCACGCGTGCGGCCAGACGCAAACTTCGTTGCTGAACAAGCCGATCGAATGCAGTACCTGCTTAGAGAAAGAGCGACGCTACCAAGAGAAGAGCTTGAGTATCTTGTTGAAGCACTGGCAAAACTTAAAGATGAACGTCTCAAATCGTGCGTCGCAGAACTCATTGGTTGGGGAGACGAAGAGCGTGCAGAGATAGAGACCTTTGTGGCGATTGCCATTGAGGTGATGAAGCGGACCAACGTATCAAAGCTACGGGAGTGTGCGCAGATTGTTGAGCTGCGTTATTGGATGAAAGAATGAACACGTTAAAGAAAGCAACAGCAGCAGTTGAAGCAGCAACAGGCGAGAGGTGGTGTACGAACTGCAATCACCGACGACCGCTTCGCACAGGTGGTGAATGGATACCCAGTTCAAACGGACGAACAAGGAGATGGAAATGCGGGGACTGCATGATAAAGATCAAGAGCAGGGCGAAACTGAAGTAGACTTAGTTTACGACATACTCAAGGTTGTGTTTGCTGCTGTAACAATAGGTCTCGTACTCATGCCGTTCTTGCCGAACAATGAAGCACCGAAGGAAAAGAAACTGGCTTGCGATGTGGCTGAGATCAGCCCTGACTTCAGCGCAGCAGACAGAGAGAAGTGCAGACAGATAAGGAGTCACAAACTATGAACGATACATTCGAGTGGTTTGTTTTTGTTGCAGGAGTAGGGGTCGGCATTGGAGTATCACTTGCCGCATTTATTGCAGTCTTATTTTTAAGCCGATGAACTTCATTTGCCCACTGCCGCCAGTCAAGATACTGGTACGTGCTGAATACCTCTACGACCATGAGCGTGGTCACGGCGAGTACGTCGAGGGAATATGGTGTACCGTCAAGGCACACAATGGCGAAGCCTTCAGGTTCGAGACTTACCTGCCAGACTACGCTGCCTTGTACGACAAGCTGCCGATCAGTGCGTTCTGCCACAAGCCGATCGCTGGCGAAGACCTACCTCTGGACTACTTGCAGATATGGGATGCCTTGTCTTACTACGTGACCGTTGTTGAGAAGCCGCTGCTCTCTGGTCTACGTGCAAGGTTCTTTGCTAAGAACAAGCAGATGTATGAGGGTGTGTACATGTTCACGCTGGACGGATGCCATCCCGATCCTCGGATACCCGACTTCACTTTTGTCGAGTCGATGGATGAACACAAGAGCTACAACCTGATCGCACTGGACAACGGCCAGTTCGCATTGCAGCCGAACAACCGATGCCAGTTCTTTGATGCAGCTTTGAATCCAGCAGAGATCAAACTCCCTGACTTCAAGGTAGCGACAACAAAGTACAAGGTCGAAGACAAAGCGAAGTGGAGATTAGGTGACACCACCGATGTCACCTATGACGGGCGTGGAGAATGATTACTTTTTTTCTTTGCCTTCGACCGTCAAACCCTCACTCAGAAATTCTTTTTTCTGTTGAAGCTTTTCAATCTCAGTGTCGGCAGCCTCGCCAGTGATCGCGCCCTTGTCTTCAAGACGTTTGATCTGCCTGATCTTCGTATCTAAATCTCGGGCAAGTTTATTGCTCTCTGATTCTTTGATTTCAGCAGACAGTTCCAAATCGATTGGGCGAATCTTGATACCGACGGTTTGAGCGGCAGCGAATCCCGGCTGGACCGGGAGTCCGTCTTTGCTGATTCCGGTGTAGCCAAGGATAGGTTGGCCCGTGCTGTTAGCAATCACATTCATGGCGCGATCCCAGTGATAGTTGCCTACGGCAACGGCCGGGCTGAACTGCTGCCACGCCCACTTCAATCGTTTTTGCGTTGCTTCCATGGACGTGTCTGTTTTATCGACGATGTCCTTGCCAAAGAAGCTGTCCTTGTTCCAAAGCATCACGCCCAGTGTATTAAGCACAGGGTTGCTCGGGGTAATTGGTTGCAGCAATGGGACACCGCCAGCGTTTGCATGCGCGTCTAGTAGATCGCCGCCGGGGAATACGCGGCTGACATCAAGGAAGACCGGCAGGTTTGTCACGTCGTCCATGCCAAGGCGAATTGCTTTTGGTGTAGCCAGCGTGGCGCTGAAGCCCTTCATCCAAGGCGGCAGGTTCTCGCGCTCCTGATCCTCCATTGCACGCGCTTTGTCACGGAACTCAGGGTCCGTCACGTAACGCCGGATCACGGTCCACCAGTCTTCGTCATCACCACCGCCCAGCGATGCAGCCATGGCATACATCAGCGCATTGACGGTGTACAAGGCAGCAGCCGGGGCGGCATAGCGCCACGGCTTTTCCAGTGCGGTGTTGACCAGAGGCGGCACAACCTTGTAGGTGTAGGCGAAGAACGGCAAAGCGTAGTCACGCAGAGCGCGTGCTGTCTTTGGCAGATCGTCGTAAGTAAAGATGTAGTTCTGTGAATAGTCGATCGCGTCTTCAACACCAAGGCCACGGTTTCTTGCCTCGCGGTAAATCAGATAGCGGAAGAACTGATCCTCTGCTTGATAGGCTGTGGCCGCAGGCTTACGAATGAACCAGCTCAAGGCGTTCCATGTAGTATCGACGCCTTTCTTCAAGCGAGACTCGCTCATACCTGCCAAGGCTTTTAACTGGGGCGGCATTTCATCCAGCAGCTCGGCACGATTGAACGTGCCGCCAAACAGACCAGCGTCCAATGCCTCATCGACCATCGGTGTTTTCTTGATCAGGTCGCGCATTGCACCTGCGTACTTGTCGATGTCCCAGTAGGACACGCCGGCGAAGTGAGCCATGGTCAAGTTCGACAAAACGTTGTTAGCGTGCGAGACCGGATTTAAAACGGTCTTGCCTTCCTTCCACATGGACAGGCCCTTCAGGTACATCTTAGTCAGCTCGTTGCGTTGGGTATCGTCGAATGCTGACAAATGGTCCAGCACTTCAGCCGGCACCCACATACCAGCCAGCTTGCCATAGCGACGGGCCATGGTGTCTTCAATCTTGGTGTCGGGCACCTTGACGTAGCCGGGCTTCTCTTTCTTGCTGGCGTAATTGGTGGCCAAGGATTCGTACAGACGACCGAGGGCGATGTCGCGCTGGGACTTGTTGTAGCCCATGACGAAACGGAACATGGCGTCCCTGATCTCGCCCATGTCGTCACGTTCTTTACGTGTGTAGTCACGCCAGATCATGACCTCGGTATCGGTTGCCGGATCAAAGTCCGCATCTCTGACTTCCCAACCTTCAGCTTCCCAGTCGGTTAGGTCTGCAACATCGATGACTTCAAACATGCCGCGAGACTTCAGACTGGAGCCGCCGATACCTTGCATGGTTTTTTTGCGACCGAGTAAACCCTTGGCCGCTTTGGCCCAAGCTTTGACCTCGTCGCCCAGCTTCTGCTCATAGAAACGTGGCAGGTACTTACCGTCCCACCGGCCAGCAGCTTCAGGCGACAGCATGCCCAGACGCACCAGCTCTGCCGATTGGTCAGACATAATGGATTGCAGGGAGGCGGCCAACAGGAGGACGTGCTTCGGTGGTTTGACGCCGCGCTTGAGTTCGCCTTCAATCACGTCGCTGATCATCTGGCGTTCCTGCTCTGGCAGGTCTTTCATCTTGCCGGCTACGTCAACGGTCAGGCGTTGAGCGCGTTCGACTTCGGCCTTCATCTTGCGCATGGCGCGACCGAGTTCTTCGCTGACTGGCTTCAGACCAAAACGATTAAGGACATTGTTTGCCACATCTGCGGCAAGGCGGTAGGCTTTGGCACCGGCACCGAAACGGAATCGGCCCAGCTCATCACGGCTGAGAATCCAGCCCTCGGTCTCACGACCACGGGGCTGACGACGGCTGAGTTTAGGCCCAATAACTTTCCGAGCAACTATGCCAGTGCCTACATCACGCTCTTGTTCATAACGGATCGGATTTGATAAGGGGTATAAATACTTAACACCGCCGGGTGCGATGTCAAACTTCGAACCTTTTGGAACTAGAGTTTGATCTCGATAGCTATCAAACTCTTTTTGAGTATTGACTACTATCGGTTCACCAATAGTTACTTCGCCGATTGCTTTGGCAGGGCCAGCTCCTGTTCGAACTATAGCTACCCGTTTACCAACGTAGGGCCTCAAAGAATCGCTGGCTCTAGTCTCTATGGTTTTTTCGCCATCAATTATTTTATCTGCGTAAGCATTGTCGCCATCTTGATTGACGTTGATGCCCATCATTTCAGCGCCAACTTGACGACGGCTCAAAGCCGGTGCCTCAGGCACCTTAACCCCAAGCTGTTCCAGTCCGCCGTCAGCAAGGAAAGCTTTAAAAGCAGCTTGGCCTTTGATGACTGTCTGCTTACCGTTGGTGCCTGTGAACCGGTAAGTACAAGTCATGATTAACCACCCAGCTCTTGATCGATGAGGAGCATGCCTGCTTTGTCTTGGTCTACCAGTTGGATACGCGCAAGCAGGTCACCGTATTCGCCAACGCTCTTGCGTTGAAACTCCAAGAACTGGAGCAAGAACTGCTGCACGACCGGATCGCTGCTGGCCTGCTCGTACCAGTCCTTGTAGTTCTCGTACAGTTCGAGTTCGGTTTCGTAACCGAGTTCAATCGCATCGCTCAAAGTTTTGATCGGCTCATTCATCGCCTCGATCGCAGGGACCTTGGCCACGGTACCGACATCATTCTGGAAATCAACGTGCAACTGGTAGTGGGCCAGTTCATCCGCGCTTTCTTTCAGGAAGAATTTCTGTGCGCCGAAATAACCGATGCGTTGCAGTTGATTGGCAACGTGCTTATACAGGTTGGATGCGTACAGTTCAGAATGAACTGCGTCATCGAGTACCGCTTTTAGATTAGCGGAGATGATCATAGTAGGTATCATGTCAAACCTCAATCACAGTTGATCTTGACCTTGCCGGAATCTTCCAGCTCAGACAGGATGTCTATAAAGTTGTCTTGCACGTAGGTGATTCTTGCCGCGTCAGGTCGTGCGCTGACCGTGGCCTGCGCACGGGTGCGCTTTAGGCCACGGGCATTGAGTCCTTCGAATAGGGATTCTAAACCGACGGGGGTTGCTTGAGGCGTTTCTCGCGCAACTTCTCGACCTCTTTGTCTCGCGCTGAAACTGATCTTTCCGGGGTCTCCCCAGTCGTACTTCTTGCTGTATTCGTCGAAGACGGACTGGACTCGGGGCGCGAGAACAGTTCTGGCCCAGTCGAGAACATCAGATCGCCCGGCGGCACTAAGCCTTTGTATGTAGCTTTCCCCATTTGGGTTTTCCTTCCAGTTGTTCGTAGGCATGTCGCCGCTTGAGGCAAACACACGATAATCAAAATCAGGTAATGCCGATTCAGCAACTTTTACAATCTCAGATTGCAAAGTGTTATTCGGGATAATTCCAAAATTTACCAGACGCACGCCGGTTGGTGAACTGATAATCGCAAAACTGTCTTGCCATTCGGCCTTATCGTTGTTTTCCATCCACACGCCGATGGCACGCTCCAGATCGACCGCCTCGGCAGGGTTAATTACCCGGCCAAGGTTGATATCCAGTCCGTTGGCTTTACCCTTTGTGCCGGCAAAGAATGGCCGGTGCCAGCCTACGCCTTCTTGCCGCGCAACCAGACCGGCTACAGCGGCGTATAGGTTCAAGGCCTCTGCCTGTGCTGGATCGACTGCGCCCTTGCCCTCTTCGCCCTTTGCCGGGGCCATGGCTACCAGCTTTTGGGAGCTAGGAGAAACCTCGCCTTGCCACACACCCGGTGCAAGAACATTCTGCGTGTCGATCAAAAGCCCCAGCAGTTGCGCCAGTCGATCTCCGCCGTCTTCTTCGAGGAACGCTGCCTGCACCGCCTGCTGAAATTCCACTTGTTGCGCATACGGCGCGTCATGGATACCCGGCAGAACACCGGTGCTGCGACCGGGGCGTGCTTCAAAAGACACCTGACCAAGATGGCGCATCACGCCGTCTTCAAAATCAAACTTTGCTAACTGGGTATCTTCTTTCGTGGGGTCATGTGCAAACGCTTCACGGAGCCAGTTATCGCGGTGCTTTTGCGCGTCAAGAATGACGCGGGTTTTGGTTGGCTTGCCGTTCTTTAACGGATAGTCGTAACGAATCCAACCGTTCTTTTCGCTGGACGCCTCGGTGCGTTTTTTAACGCCGGGGTTTTCCATCCGGGCTTTCATCGCTACCCAGATCGCGGCCTGCACCTGCTGCGGTTCCCAGCCCAGCTCTTTGGCGATGGCGTTCGTCTCGTTCTCCATGAACGAATACTGGTTCGGGTTGGGCGCGTCAGTTGGGTATTCTGCTGCACGCATCATCCACATATCAATTGTGGCACCCTGCTTGCCGGCAGTGCTGGGGTCAATCTCGCGAAGCAGGTTGTTGAAGAAGTTACCCGTTTTCTCGCCAGACCAGTAAGCGTCAACGTCCTCCATCGCGGCTTTCGCTTTGGCGTCCATTACTCCGGTCTTGACGCTGATTGGCTGGCCGGCTTTGTATTGCGCCCACGCACGCAGCGCAAAAGTAGAGTTCGCATCCACCTTAGCCTGCGGAGAATAGATTGCCAGCAAGGCGACAAACTTTCGCGCCTCTTGCACGTTGCCGCCAGTCATCCGCAAGATTGCTCGGCTACTATTCTCGTACCAGTAACGACCGGCTTCACCTTCCTTGGTCAACTTGCGCAAATTCTTGCGCAGCGCAGCAATCTTTCCGGGGGTGTTGTATTTCAATGGCGCACCGACGTACTTCCCGTCTTTCATGGGCAGCTTTTCAAGTACCGCACCGGCGCGACTGTAGGCCAACTTCCTGCCCTCAAGCGCAGCACGTACTCGCGGAGCGTTGGCCGGAGTAAACATTACACCGCCTTCAACTGGGCGACCGACAACACCTTCAGGCATGATTGCGCGGATTGCCTCGACATCACCCTGCACCATGATCCCGCCGTCTTTCTGGGGCACGGTTTCATAGTCGCCGATTGCTGCGGTCTTTTGTTTCTTCGCAAAGGCCGGGGCTTGATCCAAAGATTTGACTGGCACCGCGCCATGCTTTGGTCCCAGCATAACCACCGCAGCGCCTCGACCGAATGGCGCGATGTAGCCGTCGAACCCGGCATCGATCACGGCAGACTCGAACGCATTGCTGTTTGGCTGGGGTGGGATCAGGCGGGTGGCCGGATCGTAGATGTTGTTAAGCTGGACCTCATGGGCGAAACGACCGACGCCGCTTTCGGGCCGGATGCCCTCGCCCGTGTCCACGTAGAAGTAAATGCGATTGCTGATGCGGGAGTCTTTGCTTTCCCGCAGGCGGCTACCTTCCGCACCACGCAAGCCGGTGCCGTAATAGGCGCTGTTTAAGGCTGTTTGGACTCGGGGCGAGTAGTGCCTACCGACGACGGAGATCGCGCCTTCTCGGGCTTCTCCGTAGCTCGGGAGGCCACCGCGCCCAGCTTCACCAGTTGCTGGTCCAGCTCGTTCTGGAGACGGCTGTACGCCTTCACCTCGACCGGGGATATTTGCTTCACTGACTTCTCCTTCTCTTAGACTCATGGCCGGCGTGCCGCCTGCTGCCTGAGTTTGCTGCAATGTGCCACGACGATACGCGATCAAGGCATCGCGTGCAACCATCTTCGCTTTCTTTAGATCGCGAATGTACTGATCGACCTTGGCAGACTCTTTCCGTTTTTGATCGACCTTGCCTGTCAGACGCGACAGTAGATTGTCGATGATCCCAATCCACTTATCGACAAAACCTTTGAACCCTTGCGGGTCGGCTCTGGCTACGTCACGCCAAAAAGCTTTATCCGTGGCACGGTTGCCAAGGAAGTCAGCCGTCATCTCAGATACCAGCAACGGCTCTTGCAGCAATTCCTGAAGACGTATCTGACGCGCAAACGGATCAGCGATTGCGTCCAGCTCTTCTTTGTGCAGGAAGTTCTCAACGTAAGCACGCTTGCCCTCCTCGGTCATGTCAGAGAAGATGCTGTCAATACTTGACGTGAACTGTTGAGCAGGGGTATTCGTTAAGCCTTGGCGGGTTTCAGCTTCGGCGATTTGCTCAACCGTATGCTTAAATTCATGGAGCGAAGTATTAGCGACATTGAAATCGGGCGAGGCCGTATTAACAAACGCCGTGCCCCCAAGGGCAAAACCGTTGACGGCATTTGGCTGGGTGTCGTGGAAAGCGTAGACGCGCCCACCGAACTGGCTGTTCAGCGCATTGGCGATCTGGTTGACCGCCGCGTCCTCCTCTGCCGGGGCAGGATTTAGGACTGGGGCAATCTCGTTTTCTTCGGCAGCCCAGCGATCAAGGTCTGCTTGTGCCGTTGCTCTTGCTCGATCGGCGGCAACGACGCCGCCCACTGGACCAGAATCGGCGTCAGGCAATGCCGCTGTGCTGGCGTCAGCCGGGATGTCGATGAAGTTGTTTGCTGTTTCACGGGAAACCTCCGGGGTTGGTATCTGAGGCTTTCTTGTAAATACGGTTTGACCGGCGTCATTTATTGAGCGGTCAAAGTCTTGTGTCAGCGCCCGTGCCGTTATACCACGCACCGTCTTGAGTTGTGCCGGGTCAGTGAAGGTGATCGACTGGACTGAACGTGGCGCAGAGATGTCTGCTTTGTACTCACGGCCTGCAAGCTCACCCGTCATCGGCTTGACGTTCTCTTCTCCGCTTAGTGAGTTCGGGCGAAACTCAACAAGCACACCCGTGTTCTTACCTTGACCTAACGCAATATCCCTGTTGTCAGTAACAAACATGTTCTCCGGGGTGAACTGTTTATCACCTCGGAGTAAATCTCCAAGACCCTCCCCGTTTGTTTCACGGTAAAGAGGTTTGTCTTCAGCAATTACGCGGGGTGTAATGCTACCCGGACCGACAGCTAACCGCTCGATACTGTCTACTCGGGGAGCAATTGACGCAACTTCCGCGCTTGTTGCCGCAACTTCCGGCGCTAGGATTGGTGCGGGTTCTGGGGCGGTTTTGGCAACTTCCGCGCTAGTTGCCGCAACTTCCGCGCCAGTTGCCGCAACTTCGCTTGCCCGTGCAGCCAGCTCGACTTGAGCGCCGCGTCGGGTGATCGCTGGCGCACTGTCGTTTTCCACGACCGCACGCAAGTCATCATCTGACAAGTCTGCCACAGCTTGCCCTTGAATGCGCTGGGGACGCGGTGCCTGACGTAGTTTATCCAAACCAAACTGTTGTTCTATTGCAACATCAGGTTCTGGCAAAACAACTTGTTGCGTTTCTGTTAATGGCGCTGTTGTGACAGGCTCGGCTTGCGGTGTCACACCTCCTACGACAGGGGCTATTGGCAAGCCGCCAAAGGTTGGGGCTGCAACAGGTGCCTGCGCTGGCGCGTAGGACCTTGCGCCTTCTATGGTGCCGGCCAGAGCAGTAGCCGCAGCAACAACCTCATCGACCGATGTGGCTTGTGACAGGGCGTCGATCTGTGCGCTACGGTTGACCGTCTGCTGGGGCGTGACAAGTGTCTGGTCGTAGGTCTGGGGATTGAGCGCACGGATCGCGGCTTCGTTCACACCAGCCGGCTGGGCATTATCTACACTAGCTTGAAGTTCTCTTGCGAGTTGCTGTTCAGGCGTAACCGGTTTGGCCCCAAAAACAGCAGCGGTTCCCCCGCCAGTAATACCGCCCACAACAAGGCCAGCGGCAGCGGCTTCGCCTACACCGGCCAAAGCTTCGCGTCGCGGGTCCAATTGCTGCATGGCAAGGTTAGCACCTGCTTGCTCACCGGCACTTTGAATAGTTTCGGTCACGGCCTCGCCGGCAAAACCTTTACCAAAACGCGGAAGCAGTTTTCCGCCTTCACCAATAACTTTACCCAAAAATCCGCCAAGGGCAAGATTTGTTGCAGCATCAACGGCACCGCCAACTACACCCGATTCTTGTGATGCAGCGGTTGCAAGTTTTAATCGAGCAGCTTCCGGACTATAGCCTTGCTTTATAAGGTCTTTGTAATAGGGCGACTTTTCCAAAACATCTTGCGGCACCGCCATTGCTTCTTGGAAAGTTTGATTTCGCTGGAT